ACCCATTCAATGAACAGATATGTAATCCCAACTCAATTACTTGTAATTTTATTAATCCATCTAAAAACCGTTTTTTATGGCTAAGAACTGCTACTCTATATACTAAAGATAACGCGGGAGCAATTGCTCTTAGGGCAGATGCTATTGCGGCAGGTAATGTTATGACTCTTGAGAGTTGGGATGTAGCTACTCAAGCATGGGTGACCGCTGTAGAGGGAGCGTTTTGGTATCGTGGTCAATTTACTGTGCCTGCTCCGGTTGCGCCGGCTACAGACCGTTATTTATATATTATATATGACTTAACACAGCCTACTCAAGAGCCCCTATGCCACAATACACTACCTAATAATAATACGGGCAGAAACGATGTATGTTGTGTGTGCACTTGCCCTGCGGGAACAGTAAATACGTGTTATCAAATAACTGCATTTTATCAAGGAGCTCAGTTTTTTGATGGTGATAATGACGGCATTATAGACCTTACAAACCAAGCTGATATATGGAACTCTCCTAGCCAATGGAGTGTGCAGTACACAGACACTACCGGAGTAGTTACAACAACAACAATAACAGCTCCTTCAAATGGAAATCCTCCTAATAGTATATATGTGTGTTCGCAAACATATCCATCGTTTATTAACACTGACCTTTTACCAACAAAGGCGGATGGTAGTTTTTTTGATTTTCCGGCTATAACAACACAAGGTTGCTTCCCGGGAGCATGCACATGTCCTTAATATAAAATGAGAAAAAAAGAATAAAATATGGCAGAGATATTACAAAGATACATGGATGGAACAAACTTAGCACTATCAACGAAAGTTTTTACGGACGCTGATTTGCTTGTGCCTGCGCCCGACGGATGGTATACTGATGGCATAACTACACGCTATCAAACATCAGGAGTGTTAGGAGAGACTCAAGGTTGTCCTGATTGTTTTAGTCCTTGTGATGTGCAAGACCAAGCTTTTCCACGAACTTGGGATTTCCCTGCAGGAGCAATACCTAGTGCTACTATTTATACTGCGCAAGCGGGAACCTATAATATTCCTTTTTCTACAGGAAACACACCGGGGACAGAAGGTGCGATTATATGGAGAGTATATTTAAAAAATTACCCTTCAAATCCATCGTCTGATTATAGTTCTCCGTGGGGCATGATAGCCACCTTGCGTCAAAGCGGTAATATTACCGCAACGACTAATAATTTTTCTTCAAGTGGAACAACTGTGGTTTCCGGCTCAAGTGTAGGTGGAGGTATTCCTGTTGTGAACGGACCTGCGGGAACAGTGGGTTCAACTAAACGAATTAATGACACCCCATTAACTGATGACACTAAAGCAGTATTTGTAGGAAGAAAAAATGCTGCTGCAGGAGCAGGCCCTATGAGCACTACTTATCCTGCAGGATGGCCTATTAACCCTGCAACCTGTCAGCCGGGAGTGCTTTTACCTAATAATAGTCCCTATACCTCAGGGACCGTTTTTGCTACAGTAACCCGAGCTAATTACCCTAATTATTGGTTTCATTGGCCTAATGAAAATTTTTATTTAGGCGGAAGTAATCAATTCCCTAATAAGCCTGCTACGGAAAGTTTTTCAGTTGTGTCGCAGCAAGTTCAAATAGGACCATCTACTGATGCTACTACAGGAGCGGGTTATCGAGGATGGATGACGGCAGTAATTCCTAAAACCGCGCAATTAGAAGACACATCTGTTCTTACCCTTCTAAATCCTCAATGTGAAAATGGAGCAGTAATTTCTGTTTTGTGTCCTGTAAAATTAGACCCTATTAGTGTTAGTCCTCCCGGAAATTCACTAGGAGAGATATGTGGTGTAAGTACTCTTAATAATGTTATTTACAATGTGCCAGGGTGCTCAGGCCTCAGTCAGAGTCAGGGTCCTAATGTTATATTTGAGTTTGGAGTTCCTAATTTAGGAGACATTATGTGTTCAGGACCAAATGGAGAACCTTTGACTGCTATGCAAAAAAACAAATATTATAAATATAATGAAGCCGGGACACCTAAAGCATTTTTTGTAGACCAAGATAGTATAGTCAGTGAAACTTCTTTGTCGTGTATGGGTGGAGACGCTGAGTTTGACAAGTCTTATATTTTAGAAGATACGGGAGTAGGGGGAGGATTATATAGAACATCGTATGAAGTTCCTGTAGGTGCTACAGGCGCTTGTGTTGTTAGAGTATTGACCGGTGATAACCCAAAGGGACTTATAGTTTCTCATTTTGATGAGAATGCAAATATTTTAGGTAAGACTAATTTGTTTAGTGTAAGAGGGGCGTCTACGGATAATTTTATAAATGAAACAGCTTATGTATCCTACTTTGACCTTACCATAGTTGGAATAGTAGCGCTAAGTTCGGGCTCACTGTGGGGAGGAAACGCTTTAAAAATGGGTCAAAAAAATGCAGACGGAACTTCTCCTTATGTTCCTTTAACAGTAGAAAACGTGGATAATTGGCCTTCTATGATTACGGCTCAAAAAGCTATTTCGGAGGAGGAGTGGGGATGTTCTTCCCCGGGTAATCCTGCGTATCCGTGTTATATAAATTGTGTGGGCACTTATGACAATAATATACTTTTAGCTGATAATCCGGTATATATAGGTAAAGCCGACTTTAGTGGTAGCGCTATTCCATGTACGGAAGATGTTAATGGGGAGAATATGATTCAGTGTAATGCGGGATTTTCTCCGCCTTCCGGAGGAGCGCAGAATTATGTTAATGTAGAAAGTGTTATTAACCTACCTGCTAATGGAAATCATACAGGAACAATATGGCAAGACATAATGCCTGTCCAACCTAACAACTCATATGGCATTGCCGAAGCATATAATATAATGACAGGTTATTGCTCTCTTGACCCTAATGCAGTAGACGACGTAACTTGGTTTTATAACGACGGTGAATTTGCTCAACGCTTTCCTAATGACACCACTGATTGTCCTGAGTGTATGTATACATTGCGAACTTTAAGTCCTATCTCGGAAACTTGGGCAGACATATATGATTTAAGAAGGTTTTATATTACTCCTTCACAGGTTCAATTATATAAACCTCAAAGTCAATATCAATTTTGTACTCCCGGGTGGTCTATGGCGGTAATTCCATTGACAGGAGTATTAACAGCTATAGAAAGTATAGAACTAGACGTATACGTCCCTTCTTCTAATGCAAGCTTTCAAGTGTATGTAGATGCACCGGCAGCTTTACCTGCTTTTAGCTCTGCTTTGGCTGCTGACCCGAATCTATATGGGCCTTATCCTATAACTGAAACAGGTGCAACTTCAACTATAGGAGCTATGTGTGTAGCAGGACAAGGCTCAGGAACTATAGCTACGTGTTATATTGCTCATAATGCTTTTGGAGGAAGTTCCGGTCCTTGTATTCCAGGGAACGCTGATATAGCGGGAACTCCTTGTAGTACACAGGCTGCTATTACACATGTTCCAAGGGCTAATGACATGGTGTTTACTGATGCTAATGGTGCGACAAGATTGCCGGCGGGAAGA